ACCTATGGTTAACACATGGGAAGATGCCAAATTATTTGAAAAAAGATATGGAGTAAAAGTATTTTGAGTGAGTCAGTACTAGATTTAAATTATATAGATAATCCAGGACAGTGCAAAAGATATACTAGCACAAAGCCTGACATGTATTTTAATGGAGACAGTTTTACACAAGGAATGGAACTACAAGATAGATTCAACGGATGCTATACGCATTTAGTTGCAGAACATTTTGACCAAACTTGGAGTAGGTCTTCTAAGATAGGTGGAGGTAATGACAGAATACTTAGAGTTACTAGTACAGATATGATACAAATGCCTAAGAAACCGAAGATAGCAATTATATTGTGGTCAGGACCAAACAGAGTAGAGTACCTAAATGACGAGAATATCTGGAGACAGGTAGGTCATATTAGGTTTGCATTTGATAAAAGAAACTTAGAAATAAAAAGAAGTGAAATATATTGTCACCCAGACATGACTAGACATCAGCACGATGGTTGGAAGAATTACATGAGATATTGTAGAAATATTAAATGGAATTTACATGAGACCCTTATGCAAATGATATATCTTAGACACATGTTAAATGGATTAGGTATTCCACATTTATATTACTGGATGAGTAAAGGACAGGTAGACTGTGCTATTGATTCACTAGATGATGTAAAGAAAGAAGGAGCTAATGTGGTCTGGGAACAGCAGTACAATATGAAAAAAGATGATTTCCTTAGAGAAATACCTGAACTAGCAGACGAAGGCTTCTATGAGTTAACTAAGTATAGAATACAAACAAAGTACGGGCCAATGGACCACCCCTTAGAAGATGGTCATAAGGCAATGGCGGATAAAATAATAGAGGATATTTATGATAAAAAATTGGATAAGCTCTTTAGTTAAAAAACTAAAGGCATTATACTTTCAGTGGAAAAATCGAAACATTGTGGAAGATACCCACATCTACGAGGAGTAGTAAATTTTGAATGTGGAAATTTTCCTGAGCATTTCAAAAATAGTTCTTGACAGATGCTTAAACTTTTTGTATAATATATTATATATTTGAGAGAGAAAAGAAATGACAACGATTACACCACCAACCAATTGTCCTTGTTGCGACTCTATTTTAGAGTTAGTCAATGAGCAGTTGTTTTGCAGAAACACAAAGTGTCCTGCACAATGGAGTAAAAAGTTGGAGTCCTTTTCATCTTCTCTTAAAATAAAAGGGCTTGGACCTTCAACTATCTCTAAGTTAGGTGTTGAATCTTTGCCCGAGCTTTACGAACTTACTGTATCAGATATACAAGATAGAATACAAAGTGAAAAACTAGCTGAGAAACTTTTTGATGAATTGCAGAAGTCAAAGAGTAGTAAGTTGATAGACATTCTACCAGCTTTCTCAATACCACTTATTGGTCGGTCAGCTTCTCAAAAATTATGCGATATAATATCAAACATCGAAGATATTAGCGAGAACAGTTGTACTGAGGCAGGTATCGGACCAAAAGCATCAGCTAACTTGGTAAATTTCATGGAAACAGAATTCTATCCTAACAGATACAAAGACACATTACCCTTCAATTGGAATAATAAAATTAATAAAAAGAAAGAGGTCACTGGTGTTGTATGTATTAGTGGTAAGTTAAAAAGCTACCCTACAAAAGCCCATGCTACTAAAGTATTAGAACAGTATGGATTCGTAGTAAAATCAAGTCTAACAAAAGTTTGTACTCATCTTATAAATGAGTCAGGCATTGAGTCAGCAAAGACGGAAACAGCTCGTGACCGAGGTGTTATTATAATAAGTAATATAAAACATTTAATTGGAGAAAATTAAAAATGGCATTACCAAAATGGACAGACGAAAGAACTTCAGAGTTAACTTCTTTCGTGGGCAGTGAGTCCCCTATCTCACAAACTACTGTTGCGTCAGCAGCAGAGCAGTTAGAAACTTCTGTAAGAAGTGTATCTAGCAAATTAAGAAAAATGGGTTTTGATGTAGAACTAGCTTCTGCTTCAGCTTCTAAGTCTTTTTCAGACGAACAAGAAGCAACTCTTAGCACTTTTGTGCAAGATAACTCAGGTTCTTACACATATGCAGAAATTGCATCAAACTTTGAAGATGGAAGCTTCACAGCTAAGTCAATTCAAGGAAAAATCCTTTCTATGCAGTTAACAGAACATGTTAAACCAGCACCTAAAGTTGAGACTGTAAAGTCATACAACGAACAGGAAGAAGGACAGTTCGTATCATTAGTTAATGATGGTGCGTTCATTGAAGATATCGCAGAAGCTATGGGCAGAAGCGTAAATTCAATCAGAGGAAAAGCTTTATCACTACTAAGAGCTGGTGAAATCAATGCTATTCCTAAGCAGAAAGAAACTAAAGGTTCTAGCAAAGCTGACCCTTTAGCAGGTGTCGACATTGACGGCATGACTGTTGAAGAAATTGCTGATGAAATCGGCAAAACAGTAAGAGGCGTGAAAACAATGCTTACTAGAAGAGGTCTACAATGCTCAGACTATAACGGAGCTGCTAAAAAAGATATAGGCTAATACCTATACATCGCGGGCGAGCTTTCCTTCGGGATTGCCTCGCCTTTTTTATAAATTAATAATTGTCTTGGGAGATTCAATTGACATTAGAGAGTGCATTACTAAAGCAAATACTTGCGCTAGGCGATTTCAATACTTGGAATGGTCTAAGAGAACACTACTTCCCTGAAGGTGAGTACCGAAAACTGTGGAAAATAGTAGACAAGCATGTACATAAGTACCAAGATTTGCCAACATTTGAAGATTTAAAACTAGAAGTCCGTTCAAGGGAACTTCAAGAAAAAATCTATGCCATTGAAACTGTGGAAACAGATGTTGCTCCAGAACTTTTATTAGATTATTTAAAAAACCAATTTACACAAAGTGAGATTCTTACAAGAATTGAAACTTTTGTAGACACTCAAATAGCTATCGGAGATGCTCGTGAAAACATTGACTTGTTGCAAGAAATTGTAGTACAAGTTGAAGATAGAGTAGAAACGAATGATGCCAACGAAAGTATGGAACATATTGAGTTATTTGATAGTGAGGAAGATTTAGCAATGGCTCTTCCACTAGGTCTGAACTCAGAATTCGATTTTGATTATAGGTTCTCTCCCAAAGACTTAGTAGTTATCGGTGCTTCACGAGGCAAAGGTAAATCACTTTCTCTATGTAATAGTGCTGTTTCTTCCCTTGAAAGAGGTAAGTCAGCATTATACTTTACTATAGAGATGTCTACTAGAGAAATACTACAAAGAATATGTGCAATGTCAGTCGGTGTTCCGCTTGGCAGACTAGAAGCTAGAAACCTTACTACTATGGAGTGGCATAAGGTAGCTGACTGGTGGGCTGCAAGATTCGAGAAGGGCGACGAGGTTAGGAAAGAGTACGATAGTCATCAAGATTTTGACAAATTTCATTATCAATTGACTCGTAATCCGCTTCGTAAGGATGTTCCTCAAATAGACATCTATTATGACCCTTCCCTTACATTAGCAAAAGTTATCAGTGTAGTAAAACAAAAACTAGTAGAAGACCCTAATCTAGGGGTTATCATAGTGGATTATCTAAACCAAGTTAAGCGCCATAACGCGCCTACTCGTGGAGGTCAGTACGAATGGACTGAACAAATAGAAATATCAAAAGGGTTAAAATCACTAGCCCAAGAGAGTAACGTTCTTGTTCTCTCAGCATATCAAGTAAATAAAGACGGTGAAGCAAGATTCTCTAAGGGTATTCTTGACGCTGTTGATGCGGCCTTTACCCTAGACCATTGGGGTGATAAGCATGATTGTGTAGAATTTAAATGTGATAAAATGAGAAGTGGAAAAGAAAAAGGTTTTATTACTAGAATGAATTGGGAAACATTGAGAATGGGACCTGAGACAGAGATAAACCCTGATACTAAAGAAGAAATGAAAGAGGCTCTGAGCACAGGAGAAAGTGCTTATGATATATAATCCTCTACAACAAAGAGTGTGTATTGGAGAAATACTCACTAAAGATTTATTAAAAACACTACCACCTGTAGACCTTTGGAATGTCAAGGGGTGGTACGAGCGACAGCAGAATAGATTAGACATAAGACTGTACGCTTTTGTAAAAGATGTGTTGAGCAACGGGTTCGTCAACCCAGTTATAATATGGTATAGTGACACTGCAAAAGAGTTTTCTATACATCCAGGTATGAATAGGCTCATGCTAAATAGAGTACTAAATTTAGATATGAAAGCATGGGTAATTAGTTATGATGTAAACAACTACAGAAGACTAGGAAAACTATTTCCAGGTATTACTAAGTTAAGAACTGATATTAACGGGAACAGAGACATAAAACTAACTGCTCAACACAGAACAGATAACAGATTATACGAAATAGTATTCGATAAAGATAGAATACTACCACAACTAAGAACCGAAAGTAATAGTGCAAAGTGGAATGAATTATCAAGTAAAACAGGTTTTCATATATGGCACAACAATGAGTACATTGGTGCAGTAGGAAATGCACAAGACCACTGGAACGTAAAAGATGTTTCAGGAGTATATGAATTAGCACTAAAATATTATTTTAACAGGAAAACAAACAATGCTTTTATACACAGAAAGTCAACTTAAAGTAGCTTACGAAAAGTATCTACAAGGTTTAATATTATCAAATAGACAAGGAATAGAAGTAACTTTTCCTACACTAGAAGAATTTAGATTAATTTATGAAGATGAATGGACACAGAAATACAAGGAAATGGACAATGGCTTATGATAGAGTAAGCCGGGAGACAGCGGAACTAGTACCATTACCACCACATACATGGTACGTAAGAACAGTAGGATGGTTATTAGAACAAGAAAAAATAAAAGAAAACATAAAAAATGTTCCGCTTAATAAAAAGTTAAAGGACAGTTTGGCAACTGACGGAGTAAAATCTCCCATACTCTGTATGCCAAACTGGTACCCCATAGCAGGGAGTCAGAGGATGAGATGTCTTCAAGATCTCCCTGCGCTACATGGACAAGAGATAAGAGTATGTCGTTTTGACAAAGAGTGGTGGTTAGTGTTCTATCTATGGGAAAAGACAGAAAGAGATAGAATAGTAGCAATTTACTTCCAAATGCTAGAGTTAGTATGGAAGTCAATGTATTACGAAGATGCTACAGATTCAAAAGGAATAGACTACAAAGAATTTGAAAAAATAGGAGACGAGCTAGATGGCTGGAAACACAAACAAACCTGAGAATTATTTAGAAGGGGGACTTCCTGAATGGGGTAGTATGAGATTTAGTCCTCCATCAAGTTGGAATGTGAAACCTAATAGAGAATGGTTTGGACTAATAGGGTTTATAAACTCTTTAGACATATCTGATGGACACATGATAGAGGTTGGTACATACGCAGGAGAAAGTACTGCAATGTTTGCATCTAGTGGTAAATTTAAAAAGATTCATACAATAGACCCATATTTTTATGGGTGTGGGCATGAGGTATTTATGGAAGCAAAAGTTAACTGTAGATACTGGAATAACATAGAGTTTCATAGAAATTACTCTCAAAAAATTTCTAATAAATTTACAGACGGTGTATTTGATTTAGTATATCTTGATGGCGACCATAGAGGAGAAGCAGTAGAACAAGATTTAGAACTATACTGGCCGAAAGTAAAGCCTGGCGGGTATATGGGAGGTCATGACTACAATCCAGAGTATTGGCCTGAAGTATACAACGCAGTCAACAAGAAGTTTAAGGGAAAAATGATGCAAACTTTTGATGATAAATCATGGCTTATCCGAAAATAGTTCTTGACAACAATATAAAAATTTGATATAATATACATAATTATGATAGCAGAAGACTTATTAAGAGAGAAAAAGATACATTATGTCGTTAGTGGCAGGGATGCACTTATAAAGTGTTTGAACCCAAAGCATGAAGATAATTCTCCATCAATGAGAGTAGACAAAGTTACAGGAATATTTCACTGTTTCTCATGTGGCTACAAAGGTAATCTGTTTACACATTTTGGTGCACCAGCTTCTCCACTAGAAGTTCGTATGCACCGCATTAAAGAATCAATCAACAAAGTCAGGTCAGCAACTGTCGGAATCCAACTCCCAAAGGATAGACTGTCTTGGAGAGGTGGTGGAATCAGAAATATATCTGAGGAGACTCTTGCAATATGGGGAGCGTTCACATGGAACGTACCTAAGTTCGAGAATCGTATCATCTTTCCAATACGCGATTTAACAGGAAAGACCGTGGCATTGATAGGTAGAAGTCTGGACGACTTTAGCACTCAAAAGTATTATATCTACCCACAGGGAGTAGAGATGCCTTTTTGTCCAGCAAAGATAAAACCTATTCAAAACAGAGTTATATTGGTAGAGGGCATCTTCGATGCTCTTAACCTTTGGGACAAAGGTCTCAAGAATACAGTGTGCTGTTTTGGCACACAACAAGTAAACTGGGTTAAGCTTAGTTTATTAAAACTCCAAGGGATAACTGGTGTAGATATCATGTTTGATGGAGATGAAGCAGGCGAACTAGCTGCTGAAAAAGCAAAAGGTCTAGCAGAACAACTAGAGTTAAGTGCTAGAGTAGTAAAACTACGAGATAATATAGACCCTGGCAATCTAACAGCGCCAGAGATAGAAAGATTAAAGGAGAAATTGTATGCCAGCAAATAGAATTTGTAAAGTTTGTGAGTTTTCAGAAGAAGAAGTAAAAGAATATTGTCCTGAAGACAAGGGGTTTCCTGTAAGCTATGGTGATTTGTGTAGTGTATGTAAAAATGGCAGACCTAGATACGGTTTAAATAGAAGAGAGCAGCTTGAATTACTTGCCTCACAAGATAACAAATGTAAAATTTGCAAAACAGAAGTTAAGCTGCATCAAGGAAGAGGCAAAGTAAGTGGACAAATAGACCACGCCCCTGGGACAGGAGCAGGAACAGGTAAACCAGCAGACGTACGAGGAGTACTATGTTTTACTTGCAATAAGAATTTAAGCGACAGCAATATTACTTGGTTAAAAGCAGCTGTAAAATATTTAGAAGAACACGGAGAAGATTATGCCAGCAGCAGGTAAATGGAAAACAGAAATAGGATGGGAAACAATTGAGGACTGGCATACAGAAGCTGGTGGTTTCACTAAAGATGGAGGCACTATTACTGTAGGTGAAATTAGAAGAAGATGTATTGAAATATGTGGAGATGCACCAAGTCTAGGAAGTATCAGCCCTCACTTTAACGAAGCAACTAGAAAGAAGATTGTTGAAAGAAATAAAAAATATAGAAGTACTATTGAAGGTATGTTTAACCAAAGAATACATAAGTATTTTGAAAAAGAAGATAAGGTTTATACAGAGCCAAAAGAGAATAGACATACCTCTGTGTATGAAATGTTAAGAGAAAGATTTAAAGACTTAAAAGGAAGAAATGGAATGGAATCAAAAAAATATATAGAATATTGGAAAAAGAATGAAAATTTAACAATAGTAGATGAAGAATTGGAATGGCGTATGC